CCGCGGGGGGGAGGAGGCCGGGGGCGGCGCGGGCGCGGGAGGACGCCAGGGCCCGCCGCTGGCTCGCCAGGCACCCAGAACTGGCCGCCCAAGCCAGCACATAACCACAAGAGGGGAGGCCCCACAGCACGCCGCTGTGGGGCCTCCCAGCATATAGAGGAGGGCCTGAGTGGCTGGCTACAACATCGGTACCGCCTGGATCCAGGTCGCTATCTCCGGCTCCAACCTCACCCGCGAGGTCGAGGGGCAACTCAACCGCGTCAACACCAGCCGCGCCGAGAACAGCATCATCTCCGGCCTGGGCGGGGCGTTCCGCAAGGTCGGCAAGATCGCCGCCGGCGCATTTGCTGTCGCCAGCACCGTCGCCCTCAGTGCAGGCTTCGCCGACATCGCGAAGCAGGCCATCGACGCCAGCGACGCCACCAACAAATTCAAGAACACGCTGAACTTCGCTGGCAAGTCCGCGGCCGACGTCGACCGGCTCACCAAGTCCACGAAGGAATACGCCGACAAGACCGTCTACGGCCTGAGTGATATTCAGTCGATCACCGCCCAACTGGCGTCCAACAATGTCCAGGGCTACGACAAACTCGCCGAGGCTGCCGGTAACCTGAATGCCGTCGCCGGTGGAAATGCGGAAACATTCAAGTCGGTTGGCATGGTGCTTACCCAGACCGCCGGCCAGGGGAAACTCACCACCGAGAACTTCAACCAGCTCGCCGACGCCGTTCCCGGCGCATCCGGGAAACTCCAGCAGGCCCTCCTCGAGGCCGGTGCCTACACGGGGAATTTCCGTGAGGCGATGGAGAAGGGCCAGATCACCGCCGAGGAATTCAACGCCGCGGTGATGGACCTGGGAATGACGGACGTCGCCAAGGAGGCGGCGACGTCAACCCAGACGATTGAGGGCGCCTGGGGCAACCTCGAGGCCACCCTCGTGTCCGGCGCGATGGGCATCGTTGACCAGATCAAACCCGCCCTGACGGACTTCATGGGGAACGTCGCGTCGGGGGCCGAGGGCGCCTTCGACTGGATCCAGAACAACCTCATCCCCGGTATTCAGGGTGTCTGGGACATCCTGGCTAAGGGCCAGTTCGACGGCTCTAGCAAGGTCTTCGGCCTCGAAGAGGATTCCGGGATCGTTGACTTCCTCTTCAAGATCGGGGAGTCCGCCAGGGCCGCCGGGGACTGGATCACCGGGACCCTGATCCCAGGGATCCAGGGTGTCGCCAGCATCCTGTTCTCCGGCGACTACCAGGGCCCCGATTCGCTCTTCGGGCTCGAAGAGGACTCCGCCCTGGTGGACTTCCTCTTCAACGTCCGTGATGCCGCTATCGAGGCCGGCACCTGGATTAACGACACGCTGATTCCGTCGGTGCAGGGCCTCGTGGAGATCATCTTCACTGGGGAGACGGACAAGCCCCTCTTCGGGCTCGACCCGAACTCGCCGCTGACCGGGTTCCTGGAGGGACTGCATGACGCCATCGTCAAGGTCGGCGACGCCCTCCTGTCAGCGACGTCCTGGGGTATCGAGCACAAGGGGATGCTTTCCACCCTGGCTGTCACCGTCGGTACCGCCGCCACCGCGTTCTATGGCCTCCACAAGGCTACACAGACGATGGGGGCGATCAAGGAAGCCGGCAGCATCCTGAAATGGGTGACCAACCTCAAGTCCATGGAGGGTGCCGTGAATGCGGCGAAGGGCGCTCAGGCGGCCTTCAACGTGGTCATGAACGCTAACCCGATCTTCCTGATCGTCACCGCTATCGCCGCCCTCGTGGCGGGCCTGGCCTGGTTCTTTACCCAGACGGAGACGGGCAAGAAAGCGTGGGCGGCGATCACCGCCGAGTTCAAGAAGTTCCTGGACTGGATCGCCCCCTACTGGGACGCGACCTTGAATGCGCTCAGCTCGGCCTGGAACACGGTGTGGAACGCCGTGTCCGGGTTCTTCACCGCCTACGTCGTCCCGGTCATCTCGGGCGCTGTGAGCATCCTGGGGAGTATCTGGAGCGGGCTCGTGAGCATCGTGTCCGGCGTCTGGTCCGGGATCCAGGCCGCGGTGCAGACGGTGGCGGACTGGTTTACCGCCTACGTCGTCCCGGTGTTCGAGGCCGTGTGGACTGGGATCAAGGTTGGGATCTGGGCGCTGTCGATCCCGTTCGTCATCGTCTGGACCCTGATTCAGGTCGCCGTGCAGGCGGTCGTGGATTGGTTCATGGCCTACGTAGCCCCGACGCTCTCGACGGTCTGGAATTGGGTCGTCACCGGCGCCCAGTACTTGTGGGTGGGGATTCAGGCCGTCTGGAACGGGATCATGGCCGCTGTTGGCGTGGTTGTGGACTGGTTCAACGCCTACGTTGCCCCCGTGCTGGCCGCGGTGTGGGATGGCATCAAGATCGGGGCACAATTCCTGTGGAATGGGATCGTCACGATCTGGAATGGGATCAAGGCGGCCGTGCAGGTGGTGGCGGATTTCTTCACCGCCTACATCATGCCGGTCATTTCCGCAGTGTGGACCGGAATCCAGGTGGGCGCCCAATTCCTCTGGAATGGCATCATCACAATCTGGAACGGCATCAAGGCGAGCGTGCTCACGGTCGTTTCCTGGTTCCAGACCTACGTGCAGCCCGTCATCTCCACGGTATGGAACGGAATCAAGTCAGGTGCCGACCTCCTGTGGGGCGGATTGAAGACCGTCTGGGACGGCATCAAGAGCGTCATCAACACGGTCGTGTCCTGGTTCCAGAACACGGTCAAGCCGATCTTCGATACGGTCACGACGAATATCAAAAAGGCCTTCGAGAACATGAAGTCCGGTATTCAGACCGTGTGGGATGGGGTTAAGTCGGTCGCCGCCAAGCCGATCAACTTCATCATCAACACCGTCTACCGAGACGGCATTAAGAAGACGGCGGACTCCATTGCGGAGAAGCTCGGCCTGTCGATGAGGCTCCCGTCCGTCTCCGGGATCCCCGGATACGCCTCTGGTGGTGTTCTGCCCGGATATTCGCCGGGGAAGGACATCTACCATTTCTTCTCGCCCGACGGTGGCGGGGCGCTGGCCCTGTCCGGCGGTGAGGCGATCATGCGGCCCGAGTGGGTGAAGGCCGTCGGCGGACCCGCGGCCGTGCACCGGATGAACGCGGCCGCGCGCGGCTCGAGCGGGGCGCACATCCCCGGCGGGGACACGGGCACCAAGTTCGCGGCCTTCGCCGATGGAGGTATCTGGGGCAAGATCAAGGGGGCCGCCAGCAGCGGCTGGAACGCGGCCACGAGCTGGCTGTCCAGCGCGGCGGATGCGGTCGCGTCGATCATCTCTGACCCGCTCGGTGCGGTGGAGAACTTGATCCGCTTCCCGATGAAGGCGGCCATGGCCGGCCTGCCCGGTTCCGGGTTCTTCCACGACATGGCGGCGAATCTGCCTGGCCGCTGGGTTGATGGTTTCGGGGAGTGGCTCAAGGGCAAGACGGCGACGATGGCCGCCAGCGACATCGTGAACGCCGCGAGGAAGGCGATCGGCGCGACCTACGTGTGGGGTGGTTCGTCGATCCCACCCGGCGTCGACTGCTCGGGTCTCGTGTACTGGGCGGCCCACCAGATGGGCTCCCAGATCCCGCGCCTGACGGCGGCCGGCTACCAGGCGGGCAGCACGCCCGGCGGGTCCTACAACACTCCCGGAACCTTGCTGTTCTGGGGGGCTCCCGCGCATCACATCGCCATCGCCTCCGGTAACGGGATGATGGTCGAGGCCCCAACGTTCGGGATCCCGGTCCGCGAGACCCCCATCTACGGGTCGCCGTCGACCGGCCTCTACAAGTTCGACAGCGGGGGCTTGCTGCAGCCGGGGCTGACGACGGTCCTCAACGCAACCGGGCGCCCGGAGCCGGTTTTCACCGGGGGCCAGTGGTCGAAGATCGACAACCTCCTCGGCAAGGGCGGCAACACGCCGAGCGTGCTCGAGGTGCGCGACGTCGACGGGGCCCTCGTGGGCCGGATGCGCGTCGAGGCTGAGCGGGTCGCCGTCGAGGCGTCACGCAACGACTGAGAGGAGCCAGGATGGCACTCAAAGGGTGGATCGGCACGACGTCTGGGCTCCCGTCCCTCCTCGTGGATGGGCCAGCCACGGTGACCGCTGGTGACCGTGTGCTGGCCCGCCTGGGGGAGGGCCAGCACCTCGTGGCGGATGGCCTGGCCGCGCCCGGCGTCGAGACCACCTACCGGGCAGGCGAGGACGAGGTGACCCTCACCCGCCGCGCGGGGGACTGGTTCGGCGTCTACGTGGCCGGCCGGGACGGGCGCTCCGCCCCCGGCCTCATCTACGTGTCCAACGATGACCCGCTCGAGTGGTCGGCGAAGGTGGAGCGCGTCGCCGGGGTCACCAGGTGGGCGCTCCGGGATGAGCCCGAGACGGGGACCGGCGTCATCGCCTGCGACCCCACCGCCGAGGCATACGTCTGGTGGGTGCTCCGGTCGCACGCCCCGATCATGCTGATCCCGTCTGCGCCGACGGCGGGGGTGCCGCCGAGGATGGTCATCGTCACCGGCGTCTCCCGGAAGCGCCTCTATGACGATCTGATCGAGCTGACGGTGAAGTGGACAGCACATGAGCCCCGGTCGGAGGACGCCCCCCTGGGGGCTGTCCCGGTGACCACGTGGGGTGAGTGGGAGGACTACGGTGAGGCGCACCCGGACACTCCGGGCTGGCAGTCCTGGTCGGCGCTCGAGGTGGCCCGGCGAGTGCAGGGGATGCCATGAGGCCGGGGCCGTCTACGAGGGCCCTGGCTGGCCCTGTCGCCGTCGGAGCCAGGATCGACGTCCACTTGGGGCGCACTGTGGTCGCCCTGGACATCCCGTGCGAGGACGTGCAGATCGACTGGTCCAGCGACCGAGTAGTCCCCGGCAAACTGACCTACGAGTGCCCCGCGTCCTGGGTGCCGACCAGTCCGGCCAGCCCGCTCAACAACTTCGGCCAGCGCAGCCACGTCGTCGCCATTCTCGAGACCCGGGACGGCCGGGATGAGGTGGACCTGGGGTGGTGGCAGCACCAGTCCTGGGAGGAGGACGCCTCCGGGAAGGTGAAGGTCGAGTGCCTGGACCTGCTGCAGGTGCTCGAGCAGGACCCGATGCCCTGGCCGTCGTCTCCCCCTAGTGGAGCGACTGTCCTGTCTGAGGCGCAGCGCCTGGCTGGGGCCCTCCCGGTGGTGCTGGAGCGGGGTACCCCGAACCCGCTGGTCAGCCCGTCCACTCAGTGGGGGCACTCTCGGACTGAGGCGATCCGGGACCTGTGCGTGGCCCGGGGCCTGGGCTGGGCAGTGAAGGCCGATGGGTGCCTGCATCTGTGGGCGCAGGCCAGCGGCTCGGAGCCGGTGGCCCGCTACAGCGGCCGGGACCTCCTCATCGAGGCGCCCAGGAAGAGCGTGGAGCGTCGCCCGAACCGGTGGGTCGTCGTCGGCAGCCCGCAGCAGTCGGACGACAGGAAGCCGGCCGTGAAGTGGACGGGGACCGCCGTCGCCTCCTCCTGGCCCTACGAGCCCGCCGTCTACGGGTGGGTGACTGAGCGTAAGGAGTTCAACGCCGCGGCCTCTGCCTCGGCCGTCCAGAAGGCGGCCAGCACGAACATGGCGAACGCCCTCTCGGCGGCGTCGAAGCGGCAGGTGGAGATCGCCCCTGACCCGCGCCTGGAGGCCGGGGACGTGATCGCCGTCCACACCGACGCCGGTGAGGTCATCGTCGGCAAGGTCGTGGCCTACTCCCTGCCGGTGGACAAGGTGGGCGGGCAGATGAGAGTCGACGTCGAGGAGTTGTCATGGTGAGACCGAATCTGTGGATCGACCGCAGACCGTCCGAGCGCACCGCCGTCGCCAGCCAGCAAGCCTCCTACGGCTCCGGCTCCCAGGCAGGCACGTGGGCCACCGGCCGCGTCACCGACGTCCTCGACGGCGGCATGGTGCGCGTCGAGTTGCCGGCGGATGACCCGGTGAGTGAGGTCGTGGCCCCGGCCGGCCGCGGCGGGCCCGGCGGCGGGGCGGGGGGCGTGGGGC